CGAGAAGAATTCTTCGCATGACTATCTCAAGATTACCTATACTGGACTTATCTTTATCTTTATCAAGTCCTTCTTTTCTCTGGTTTTCCTTAATCTCTTGGCGCACAAGAGATGACTTTATATTTTCATTGCCTTCAATTACGCCTCCAAGCAGGTTCGCGAGAGCATCAAGCTTTTCGTTAGTGACCCTACCAACTTCGACATACTCTTGTAAGAAATTGCCAATATTTATAGTGTTATCTGCCATTATAAATATTTATTGACAGACAGCCCTTATGGATTTATAGATTAATAAATAGTGTAGGATCTTGTTCGATATTAAGATCTTTCTGTGCAGTATTGATTTTTGATACAATATTATTGGTAATGTTCTCTAGTAGCTTTGATGTAACACTAACTGGGAGAGATGTATACACCTTATACAATTCATCAACAGAGCTATCTGCAACATCTGTGGATAGGTTTTCGTCATTGTTTAATGTAATTCTTTTTACATATCTAAACATCTCTGTAAATGCAAATTCAACAAGCTTTAGATTTTTCTTTCTTAAACCGAATTTTACAAACTTACTATCAACAGATATAGAAGGAGCATCGATTGTAAATGAGAAATTTACATCATCCTCATCAACACTAAATGTACTCTCTACATTAAGAGCAGCAAGATTCTCCTTCTCCTCTGTGTAATTTTCTTTATTAAGTTTAGATAGAACGGTTAATAAGAAGTATATCTTATCAATAGTATTAATATCGTTACCGCATGCGCTACTTACAAAACTATTGATCATATCTCTATACTGAACAAGTGCTCCTTGCTCAGACTCTACTTTTTCGAAGATTCTAATAATATCTTCTTGGAATTTGAAAGTAGGTTTTTCTACCTTAACACTCTTGTTACTGAATGGTAGAGTTATACTCTCTACTTTCTTTTTACTGAGCTCACCTAAAATTAAATTAACATTACTCATTTTAATTATTTACTTGTCTTATTATTGTCATCAACTTTATTCTCTTCCTCTATGAGTTTATTGCCAACCTTAATTAACTTAAGAGCTTCGAAAAAATCTAGTTTCTCAAAATCACTATATGTAAAGTGAAAATGTCTCATTAAAGATAATTGCAGAGATCTCAAATTATCTCCCTCGTATGCAAAATTCTCAAATATAAATGATGTGAGTCTCTCAAAAGATAAACTCTCATTTACACTACCAATAGATATATACTTAAACTTACTAATTTTGTCTTGATATACTTTATATTTTTTAGCAAGTAAAGCTATATCATCCGCAGGTACTGATTCATATAATTTGATTATATCATCTTTCTGATAACTATCAACATCAACCCAGTTATCATTTACCTTCACGCTCTTAATTATTGATACTGCATTGATAAACTGATTTTCCAGAGATATAATATTAGGGAAGTTTATTTTATATATTAGATCTCCTTTTATAATTTCATCATCTTCTGGATGTACAACCATTAAATTATCAAACTCGAGATTAAGTTTATAATTTCTTTTACCTACTTTTCTATCAACAGGATATATAGGGCTGCGAGAGAAAATATCATCCTTTATATTGTTGACGAGATCTAAACACGTACGAGGCTTGTAGTGGTTATTAATAAAGGCAAGTACATCTGTATGATTACCTGCTTCTATCTTTTGAGATATGTCTAGTACTTTAAGAAAATTCACTACATATGTATTTACTCACTTCGTAGGAAGTTTCACATCGTAGCGATCGAAGTGGAAGTCTACTTTTTTATTAACGACCTGAGGGGTATCAGAATATGTCTGTATCCCTTCAGCATCAACATTATAAGGTAAGCAATTATAGAATGTGTAATGTTTACGAATCATTGGAGCGCCAGTATTAGAGAAGAAATTAAAGAACCCAGAATCATTATGACGCTCGAGATAAAGGATTTCTATATCTGTATGTAGATTGTTGTCAGAAAAACCACCTTCTCTTGCAACCATTCGAATCCATGGTTTGAAGATAAAATCTGCAACACTTATAACTGTTTCCATGAATTGAAGACTTAAATCTGTTGGATCGAAGTCTCTTTGTTCGTTATAAGAAATAGGTAGGTAGCCGTTTTTCTGACTACCTACCTTATTAACTTGAATCTTCTCAGTGTTTGTGTTTATGCCGTTACAAACAGCAAAGCCGGCATTCTTACTCAAAACATCACTTCCAAAAAGATCGACTACTCTATTAATATTAGTCTTACCATCTTGAGGTGATTCACCGAGAGTGTCATGTATTTGATCTGTAATTACAGATGGTATATCGAATTTAGCAAGGAACAAATTCGGTACAGGTATAGCTGTCTCGACCTTCTGTAAGAGATCGAAAAAATTACCTGTTAGAGTACCATTGGTATCAAATACTGACAGTTCTATGGCCATGTATTATGAGAAAAGTTTACCAACCTTATTTACAACTTGTCCGATTTCGTTATCACGACGGAAGAACTGATATGCAAATGATGCTTGGAATGTTACAATCTCACCAGTAGATGTCATATCATATTCAATGTCTCCAGCTTGTACAGGAAATACACCGAATAACTTATATGTACGAAGTACATCAAACTTAGTATCTAATTGTGCTAGTGTGATTGTACTATCGTTATGAATAACACCATCTCCAGTGGTAGTTGCATCGCTAAATGTCTCTTCAATCCAATTCTCAAGTTTAACACGAGCAGTAACATTAGCATCGCTGTAGAATGTAACGTTGAATGACTCTGAGTTATTATAAGAAACAGTTGAAGGAACACGGAAAGTAAATCCATTATATGGAACTTCCTGAGCTGCAATTGTTTTACCAGGTAATGTTGCTGTTGTTGCGTATACCAGTTCATCTTCATCAAAGACGGAAGCACCTTTATTTGCTACGTCTAAAACGCGGAACTGGAACTTACGAGCAAAATCGCGAGTTTGCGCGACTTTATAGAAGTCTTGAATTGTCTGCTTAATATCTGCCATAGTGTAATTATTTAATCTGACCTGCTAAATTTAGACAAAAAAAGACCGGCCCGAAGACCGGTCTGTGTTTTAGGTTTAATCTATGTCAATTAACCTATAATTTCTTCGAAGTTAACATCATTATTAACTGCATAGAAGTTAACAAGGATATACTCAGCAGCACGAACTGGTTTCAAGTAGATATCTACTACCAATTCATTGTTCTCAATACGATCATTAGTATTATTACGCTCATCACAAACAATGATATAATCATAAAGACCCTCTGTTTGCTTCGCATTCTCAAAGATCGGAGTCAAAGTATTAACAACTTTGGTACGAGTTAAGAATGTATTAGGCTCGAAGAGGAATGATTTCATTGTCTTCTGTGTACGTTTTTCGAGATCCAAGAACAAACGACGTACATTAACACGATCAAATGCTGTTGGTTTACGTTGTAGAGTCTTTTGACCCATAACAATAATACCGTCATTCGGGAATTGTGTTACAGGGTTGATCGCGACTCTATACAATTGATCTCGTTGACGTTGAGTAGGGCTCACTGCAATATCATTTGCACCAGTTACAACACCACGACCATATCCAGCAGGAGCATACCATGGTGCGAAGTTTGCATCATTACGAGCATACAAACCAGCTGCATTACCAGAGAATGGAATCCAGACTTGCTGATCACTATTGCTGTCATATACTTTAATCCAGTTACCATAAACAGTAGCGAAGTTACTGTTTGCAGAACCGAACTGATGACGCAATGGCCAATATACATGCTGGCTAAAGTTCTTTGACTTATCATCAAGTACTTTAGAATTCTCACCCTGTACAACAATGTTACGAAGTATATCTGCAATAAAGATATTATCCTTACGAGTTTGACGAGCGAACTGCTCAAACTTATTGAATATTTCTCTGTATGCATCGCGAATGTCATCACTATTTCCAGCGACTGTCATATTACTATCAGCCGTGAAGAATCCTGTACCTGTTGTTGCATTACCGAGATTAACAAAAGCTGTATCTTCAAAAGCACTAACTGATGTAACAACACTATCACTACAATATTTTGATCCAACATGTATAGTACCTAGACCAGCTTCAGGAACGACATCGACATCAAACAAGTCTACATTTGAAGCAATCTGAAGGACGCGATCGAGCTTGGATGGTACACTACCGATAACCTTTGTAGTGTTCTTCTCGTTACTGAAAGCGCCAAGTGCAACAATACCTTGAACTTTATTAAAGTTAGATGTATTATTGAGTGTTTGTGTATAGAATGCGCTTTGGATTGCAGCCCTACCATTATCAGATGTGCGGTGAATTCGAACGAATTTTTTAGGAGCCTCACTATTTGAAGTTGTCCAGTCACCATCTCTCTTACTGATGTTAGGGTTAACAAGAATCCTAACGTTAGGAGATTTGTCATCTTGTTCCTCGAGGAAGAATGACTTACGCTCTCCGCCATTTTCGTTTTGAACCTTGCGGAATGAGTTAAGGGAACCTGTATAACCTTCAGCAAGGAAATAACTCAATTTGAGATCAGAGTTACTGAAAGGTGTGACACGAACCTTAAACAAACCAAGCGAGAGAGAATCAACGAAATCTGGACCTTCAAGATCGATATCTGATACCTCTTCTAAGGTTCTACTAACATTCAACGCATTAGATGTTGATGTAGCGCTCAAGCTGTAATCAAGACGGGTATCTGCAACAGATGTAAAGCTTGCTGGAGATACATCTCCTGTAGCTGTAGGAGCGTACTGTGCGCCTGCAACATCAAAGTCTGTTGCAGGGTTGACATTAACACCGTCAGTGATACCGACATAATATCCTTCGTAACTTGCATTGGTTGTGACCTTTGCTTTATTAAGTACGATCATACCAGTACCATCAGCACCACCAGCACCTAAAATAGTGGTGGAAC